GTTCCCATCCTTCTCTGAAGCGCATAGATACATTGGTTGCATCTGAGTTGCCCATCATCGCGGTACGAATCCATCTAAATGCCCAGCCGGGCTGTTTAATTGGATCTGGGAGTATTGTTGGCGGTGACCATTGCTTTTCTCTGGCAGTGTTATCACGCGATTCCATCTCTCTTGGTTCTCTTGTTTCACTCATTTCCCATCCTCATTTTTTGCATTGCATACTGTTGGGGAGTAATACCCAGCTTTTTTGTAAGTTCTATTTCAGAACTGCTTAGTGCTACTTGCCGCTTTCCTTTACTTCCACGTTGCGCTGGCGCAACAACAGTTGACGATCGTTTTGCTGATTGAGATGCCTGTTGCCCTCCTCCAGCAAATGCTTGGGGAAATGTTTCCCGAAGCGCCTCATTAATTGCTTGGAAATATTGCGGTGTATATCTTTCAATATTCCGCTTTACTAACATCTCATCAAGACCATAAGTGAATCCTGTGAGAGCTTCATTTCCGGGCGCTCCAAACCAAGTGTTTTGAGACAGCCAACCCTGTAATTGAGGGTCAACTGGCTGCTGTTGCGGTGGCTGTTCCACCGGCATTGCTTGCCCAGACTGATCTTGGGCTGTTGATGGTTGCATCTGCGGCTGATAGTTTGCAATGTATGCTCTATCTGCTTGAATACGCGCAAGCTGCTCTTGCGCTTCAACCATCGAATCTGTGTCGCCCTCTTCATGGGCTTTTTTATACTTGTCTCTTGCCGAGCCTAATTCTGCTTCGGTTCGACTTTGTACACTTTGAAGAAGCGCTTGTTCACTCTGACCTACCAAGCCTTGAAGTCTTGAAACTTCACCTTGGCTAGTCTGAGCAAAATTAACCGCCTCGTCTCTTAATCTTTGCGCAGCTTCTTTTTCTCTACGCTGTTGATGATACTCGTATTTTAACCTGTTTAAACGCTTTTTAACACGATCATCTTGAATGTCAATCTCTTCGTCAATGTTAAATGGTTCAACATCGTCTCGTACAGGTTTGCGATCTACATCTGGTGTATCATTAATTTCAATGATTTCCAGATCATCATCACTAAATGCGTCATTATTTTCTTTAGGTTCTGGGAATGATACTTCAGACACGACTAATACCTCTTGGATCGTCTACAACAGCTTCGGGAGTGTCATCGTTTATGATTCTAAACTCTTGACCGTGAATTTTAATTCTTGTTCCGCTATATGCTCGCATAAGTACGAAGTCGCCTTCCTTGCACCACGGGCCGTTAGGGAACCTTTTCTTGTCTGTGTAGCAATCTGGCCCCATTGCAATTACAAATCCTACAACTGAAGATGTTTCTTCAATATCTATAGCACTTTTAGTTTTTACAATAACGCCATCAAATGTATCTTCGATCTCAGGTAGACCAATGAGTATATGATAGCCTGTCGGAACTGGAAGTTGACTTGCCTTAACTTTTTTAGGCTCGTCATCTTTAGCTCCAATTGATGTTAAATCAATTTCTGCTGATGTCATTTGTTTTCTCTCTGCAACACTTAATGGGAAGTGAAGAACCCTTGCACCCTGATGGCACTAAATATCATCTACAAATGTCCTCTCTGCTATTTCTTTTATTTCTCTAGCAGCAAACTGAATACCTTCTAACTGCCCTCTGTACAGCTTGTAGTCTTCAATTGACTCGACTGATCCTGTGATCAGTTTTTCTTCGTGTCGTTTTTGTAACTCGTTTAAACGAGACAATAACAAATCAACAAACTGCGGGTCAATGAATCCTGACATTATTTAGGCTTTGTCATTTGTTCAGCTATCTTTCTACCAATCTCTGCGCCTTTAGATTTTTCAATCTTATCTGCATTTAACATCCTAGCCTCTCTATCCAAGGAGCTTGTAACAACTCCAGTTCCTGATCTCATGCCAGCTATACGCTCATTACTTTTCATCTTCTGGTTAGCAAGTTGAACGTCTGTTTCAAGTTTTAATCTTGCTAGTTCATCACGCATCTGCGCTTTTTGCGCCTCAAGATCAAGCTTGGCTTGCTGGGTATTGGCTCGTTGTTGATCTGTTTGCGCTTTAGCTGAAGCAGATTGCTCTTCGATTTGTAGCTCTTTCTGTTTAAGCTGCAAAATTGGATCGTCTTCTTGGGCTTGCTGTTGTTGCTGCTGCGCTTCTGTTTGATTTTTTTGCAACAACTGTTGCGCCGCTTGAGAAACTAATGAGGCTAATTTCGATTCTATTTCTGGAGGAAGCTCTGTATCTGCCGATGGCAATTCTAAGCCAAGCTCTTCTTGTATTTTTTCTCTGTACAAAAATTCAAGGTGTTCTGAGATGTGGGCCGATACTGCCATAGCAATTGCATTTTGATTTGGAGACTGCTCCATAAGTTCCATTATCTTTGGATCTTTCATTGCTGCAAGGTGTGTTTCTATATGCGCTTCGTGATCCTGATAACTAAATGCTTTGGCTGGCTCGTTGTTAATAAAGTCCATGTTTTCTGTAACAGGATCTTTAGGTTTAAGTTCATCTTGGTTAGGTATCAAGCTTTCTGGATCTCTTATACCTAAAGCCTCAAGCATCTGCCTGTGCAATGCTGGCAAGTCATAAAGCTGCGGGGCTTGTGCGGCAAGCTGTAGTGCAGATTGATACTGCATAATGCGCTGCGACATTGTCGCTGCATTTGGATTTGCTACAGGAATGATGTCAATTTGATCGCTAAAGTCTGCAACAATATCTGTAGCTTCCCCATAAGGTTTATATGGATATTCAGATGGCCCAAAGTCTTTAATGATACGAACAAGTAGCTTCAACTCATTTTTCATTGCAGCGTAAAGTCTAGCTTGAATAGCCGACATTACTTTCATATTTCTTTCTATAAGGGCAAGCGTTGTACCTACTGGTGCTTGGCTATTCATATCCGCTGCTTTTACATCAGCCATAGATGCAAACCTACGAGACTCTTCTACTATATTGTTTAGTAATTGATAGAGCGTTGCGCTTGGTTCTTTGTATGGCAAGAAGGAAATATTTTCTTTAATTGTACCGCCGGGAACATCAACGTCTCTAAACTCTCCGGGCATGATAGGCGTATCATCTGCGGTGATTCTCATACCGCGAGTCTTCAAGCCACCCGGAAGATTTGCCAAAGTACCTGCATCTACAAGCTGGCGAAGAATAGATGTTGCTGATTTAACTAAACCGCCGATAAGATGCACCAAGCCTAAACCATAAAAACCAAGGCCCGGAATATATTCATAGTGAACAAAGTGATCGCGTCTTTGTTTTAACGGATCGTCTTCAAAATAATTTCTTCTGATTGACAAGATTTGTGCGCTTGCCTTATCTACAGTCACAACATAAGGGATGGCTATACCTGTTGGCTCATCATCCTTCATGTCCTCAAAGTCTTCTAAGTCTAGGTCTACTTGTATCTCAAGGATCGTGTTTACTGTTTCGCCGGTTAAGTAGGAACCGCCAGAAGAAGATCCATAGGACTCTCCAGTAATTTCGCCATACTTTTCTTTAATAGCGTCAACAAACGAATCAGAACCTGATAGCTCAATATCTCTATAAAAGCCAGACACTTGAAGTTTCTTTATTTCATTACTTGTCTTACGCATCCTATGAGTCATTCTTGTTATTGACTTCAAGTCGGTAGCGCCATTGAAAACAACCATGTCTTCTGCGGGAACAAATATTGAACAAGGTCGGCCCATGTTTGGATCGTAATAAACTTTTTTAAATGCGCTTCCAGCCAATGGTAGTGAAAATAACATTCGCTCAGTCTCACTACGAAACTCGCTCATTTCTTCTGTAAGCAAATAGTTTAAATAGTTTTGAACACGATTGGCTTGCTTATGAATTTCATCAGATGCCTCACCTACAATCTTTGACCTTGCAGGGCCACCGGCTGGAAACAATTCAGATATTGCCTGTGATTGAAATCGAATTACAGATTCAGCTAAGAGTGGATGGTGTACGCCACAAGCACCGGGCCACGGTTCAGTTCTATCTTCTATCTTTAAACCAAGAAGATCCAAGCCTTCGATGTACGTTTCCTCCCAATCTTTCCTAGATGAAACGTCATCGTCGTATGCAGACACAAGCTCGGAGCCAAGCATGTCTAGTGCAGGATCATCCATGTACTCTGCAAGGTTTGCGTCAAATGGAATATCCTCCATATCAACGCCAGTGCCGCCATCAAAGTCAATGATCATCCCGCCATCTTCTGTTTCAATAGATACGGAATCTGGGTTTTCAATTTCTATAACCATCTCAGGCTCTTGGACTTCACCAAGACGTTCCTGTAAATCCGCTATCTGTAAAGCATCTAAAGATTTTTCCATAGCCATAATAAGCTCCTTGTTGCAATTAGTTTAAACAGGCTAATAGTAGTTAGCAATCCGCCTTGGTTGGCTCTCTTCATACTCGTCATGGTCAAGTGCAATAAAGCCACCTTGCCTAAACCTAAGTAATGCTTGAGTTGAGGAGTCAACAAGGTCGTCGTGATCCCCTACAGGAAACGCAGCAAACTCCTCAATAACCTCTTCAGCCCAACGCTTGGGTGGCGCCCAAACAATACCTGATGCAAAGAAATCAGAAACCGCGTTTACACGCGATACCTTATCATTGCCACGAGACGGGGTGTATTCTGTCACACTTATCCCCATAGCTCTTAACTCATATATCAATGGTGTACCAGCCGCCTTTGCTTCTACTATACAAGCATC